AAAACTTGTCCACAGTCTTTACCTGTAAATTCTTCTCTCCAGTGTTCTAAGTCACAACCAGAATATATTAACATATCTCCTTGTTTAAGATCAACTTTAACACCTGCTTGTCCTTGTTTACCAGTTGGATCTAAATATATTGGCCATGGGTCACCCCCTAAATTTAGTGTTGTAGATATTTCACAAGAATATCTATCTTTATGTCTAGCAAGGACATCGCCTTTTTTATAAATTCTAGCATACGAATATGTTTCTGATAATTTTAAACCTGTGTGTTTTTCCATTACCGGTTTTACTTTTTGCAATAACGTATCCATTGCAATATCACTGTAGTGTGAATATGTGTTTGGAACTTGTTCATCAGTCCATACACCAAAGTAATCAGTAAAAGGTGATATGTATCTAGTATCAAATAACACCTTTGCTACATTTCTTTTATTTAAAAAATAACTATAAACAAAATCAGCTAACTCTTTTGATATTGCATTTTTTAAAACAGTGTATTTATTTTTTTTAAACGACATTATTTATTCCCTCCGTGTTGTAAAACTGTTTTTGGTATTGCCTGACAGTTCCAATGTATAAACCTAAAAGGCTCATAGCCTAAATCTGGTATATATTGATGAGGCATGTAAGATGGAAAAAATATCATCCTACCTGGTTTTACTTGATAATTAATTTGTGAACTAGCATATGTAATAGTATTTTTATTTTTTTCTGGTAAAAGATTCATAACATTACCTGGTCTAGGGTCGTCAAATACTGGAAGAGATGTTCTCTCACTAGCTTTTAAAAAATAAAAACCAGACATATGTCCATTCCAATGAGTGTGTAAACTATGATAACCTGTGCCTTTTGATGCAAATTCTTGCACCCATAATTCTGTAAGAAAAACTTGATAATGATCTAAATCAAAACCCATTTCTACTAATAAATTATGAGACGTTGCAATAACATAATTTTGTAGATCAAAAAAATTAGGATCATTAATTAAAGTCGTTGAGTGAAATACTTTACCTGCATCTCCTTTATTTCCATATTTTTTATTTCTTTCATTTATTTCTTTTTTTAAATGTTTTTTTGATTGCTCTATATATGGATCAGATGCTTTATTTAATTTATTAACAAAGCTTAGTTCATCAGCCCACCATATAGGACATGCAAAATATTGTTCTCTTGTTAATTGTTTTGGAAACGTTAATGTATTTTGTTTTTTATTTTTTTTCTTTTTCATTTAAATGGCCATCCTAAATTCCATATCACTAAACTATATCTTGATCCTTTTTTAACTGGACATACTCTATGCCATACAAATCCTGGAAAAACAACTAAAGATCCTTTTGGTAAAATCTCTTTACACTTTACAGGTTTTCTAGGTTTATCAGGGTCCAAGTTTCTAAAATCAAATTCTAATTCACCACCTTTATATTCTTTTGGATCTGATAAACTAACTGTTACAGATAATTTTCTTATTTTACCATGTGTTGGGTCTTGAGGGTTTTGTTGATTAAAATAAGGTTTCTCCCAAGAATCACAATGCCAATCATAATACTGTCCTTTTTCATATTTAGTAAATTGACAATTTTCTGAAAAATCCCATTGAAAGTTCCAACCTGCATTTTCGTTTGCTCTATTTACGTATGGTTGTATTTCTTTATAAATCCATTGGTCATTCATCCAAACAATATTAGAATCTCTTTTCTTTTTTAAATCTTTTATCTGTTTTTGATTTAATTTTTTATTACCAAAACCACCTGTGACTGCCATTTGATCTTGTAATGATTTACCATATTTTACAATGTCATCACAAAGTCTAGGGGGTATCGCTGATTGAAAATACCAATAATAGTTTGTTAAGTTCATATATCTTTATATGAATTTTATATCACTTAATAACTAATAGTCAAGGTTCCAGAAACTGTGAATGTTGCAACAACATCATTTGCTGGTCCAACACAACTTGTTTTAGAATTCGTGCAAGGACTTACTGATATTCTAGGTCCTGATGGTCCTGGGAATCTAAAGATAGCTGTCCCTGATCCACCACCTCCTGCTCCAGCACCGCCACCACAGCTTGATCCTCCGGCTCCACCTCCACCACCAAGATTAGCAGTGCCAGGTTGACCTTGCGTCGGGTGTGTTGGATTACCAGCTCCACCTGGTCCTTGTTGTCCACCTCTTCCTCCTCCACCTGGTCCTGCAGCACCAGGTCCTGCTCCACCAACGTTAGCATTAGCACCTCCGCCACCACCACCAGCTCTTGTTACAGAACAACCTGTAATTGATGTTGCTAAACCATCACCACCAGCTTGTCCAGCTGAACCTCCTGGTCCAGCTCCCACACTTCCAGCGCCACCACCGCCACCACCTCCTGGTCCTGTGGGTGGAGATAATTGAGATGGTCCACCAGCATTACCTTGATTCGTTGTTCCAGATCCAGCGCTATGACATGAAGGATTAGAACGTGCTTGTCCACCTCCTGATCCACCTGGTGAACCACTGGCTGGTAAATCACTAGCTGGTAAAGGTCCAGTATCGCCAGATCCACCTTTACCACCACCAACTGCTGCAACAGGAACAAAAGGAACACATGTATTACTTCCATTAGTTCCAGCATTTCCAACAGTGTATCCACCAGGATAAGGTAGTGCCGCTCCACCAGCACCGATGGTTACTGCATAAGATCCAAAAGAAAGATCTGAAATAGCAGAGACATTGGGATTACAATATGAATGATAATGACCACCAGCTCCACCTCCACCACCAGTTCTTCCAGCTCCACCAGAACCACCACCCGCTAATAATAAAAATTCTACAGAGGACACAGGAGTTGTTGGTTCAATCCATGTTCCACTTCTTCTTGCATCATATTGACTTTGCATTGACCACACACCACTTGCTTTGTTTAATTCTTTTACGACTACAATTCCTGAGCCACCTGCTCCACCTGCTCTAGCTGGAGATCCGCCTCCCGGTGATCCACCTCCACCGCCTCCACCGGTGTTATCTGTTCCATTTGTTCCCGCAGAATTACTTCCACCAGCTCCACCTCCGCCAGACCCACCGGCTCCAGGAGTTCCAGCAGAAGATGGTACAGTGTTAATCCCACCTCCACCACCACCTGCATAAGTTGTTGATGAACCTGTAATTGATGAAGCTGTTCCTGCTCCACCTGCTCCACCAGCTGTATTGGTAGCATCGTTACCTACTGCCGAAGCTCCTCCACCTCCACCACCACTTTGATTAGTTGATTGTGCACCATCTCCACCATCATTTCCTTGTGGTGGATTTACTGGAGGAGTATTTCCAGAGGCACCAACTAATAATGGTGCATTAGGAGCATTCCCTCCTGGACCACCACCACCTGATCCACCAGATGTAGCAGCAGTATTATAAACTGGTCCACCCGGGTTACTTCCACCGCCTCCACCACCTCCAGCTGAAGTAACAGTTTCGAAAACTGAATTTGATCCTGTCCCACCTGTTCCTGGATTTGATGTTGGTCCTGCTGTTCCTCCACCTCCGACTGTTGCTGTATAAGGTGTATTTCCACAAACATTTACTTCTAAAATTCTAAAACCGCCTGCACCACCTCCACCACCTCCATAAAAATTAGCTTCTTCACCACCACCTCCACCACCACCAGCAACCACAAGAGTTTCCACAACTCTAGTTCCTGGTTGTGTTGTTACTGCTCCTGTAGATGTTTTAGTTGTTGTGGTACATTTTCCGAAAGAAGCTCGGTTAGAAACTCCTATTACTCCACCGTTTGCTGAGCCAGATTTATTTCTTGGCATTTAAGTGTCCTCCTATGCGGACACCCAAGCTGTGCCGTTCCAATCGTAAACTGTTGGTGTTTCCGCTTCGTCGTTTGATTTAGTTGCTTCCCAACCTCTAGTGTTGTCAGCGTTATATTTGTCTTCGTTCCATTTAATTACATATCTGACATCACCCTCTTCTACAATTGTTGGAAAAGTTATTGGTGCCTGCCAATCATCATTATCATCTAATGACCATGATGCATGAGGTTGTTGACTTAAAAATTTATCTTTTACAGGGTCATATATCATTCCTATTCCTGCATACATTTTTCTAAAATTATTATTGTAAGAAGTTTGTTTCCAGATTCCACCACCAAAAAAATTAATACACCATGTTTCTCCGTCTTGGTGCATGTCATTATTACCGAGTATTCCATCACCTGCAGGAATATCATTACCTACAACAACCACTCTTTGTACTACTTGATGTGAATCTGACGTAAATCCAGTAGGATCCGTCATTGCTTTTAGTTCTGCGAAATGTGCCATAATGTTTCTCCTTATATATTAATTTTAATTGTCAATCAACTATTGATATTTGTATCTTATTATTACAATACCTGGTCCTCCAGCACCACCAGCTACGCTCGAACCGTTATTTGGTCCACCACCGCCACCACCAGTATTTGTATCTCCTGGAGTACCTGCTCTTTCGGGATTAGGGGCATTATAGGCTCCGCCTGTATCTCCACCACCACCTAATCCTCCACCACGAGGTGCACTTCCTGGATCGTTTCCACCTCCAGCTCCACCACCAGCAAAATAATAATAACTACCTGAAGGCTCACCTGAGGTACCCATAGCGTTAGGAAATCCACCTCCAGCTCCTCCAGGGGCCACACTTCCTGTATTAGCATTTGATCCAGCAACCATGAAACCTCCACCACCTGCACCACCTCCATCTCCTGACGGCACTGGCCCTGGTCTATCACCACCAGCAGTACCCTGAGCCGGACTAACTGGGGGAGTATTACCTGCTCCACCTGGTTTACTATACCCTCCTCCAGATCCTCCACCACCAGATCCTCCAGAGTTTCCTGGATTACCACCACCTGCATTGTGACCACCATCTCCACCACCTGTTGCTGTTAAACCTAAAGCAGATGAATCACTTCCTCTTGACGTTCCTGGATTAGGTGCAGGGGCTGACTTAGCAGCTGAACCACCACCAACTACGATTGAATAAGCTTGAGCAGTTACAGCTACTCCAGCCACACCACATGTTCTAGGAGAACTTGGGCCTGCATTTGTATATGTGACTGCAGAGGCTCTAACACCTCCACCACCACCACCTCCTCCTGAGTTTCCTCCAGGAGTTGCACCTGCTCCACCACCAGCTACAATTATATAATCGACTGCTGATTCTGCAGTTGGTTTTCCAATAGCTGCTCGTGTGACAGTAAATGTCCCTGAGGACGTAAACGTATGAATTTTGTAATCACCACTTGTTGTTTCTGTTCCACCCGATGCAGAAATAAATGCTGGAGATAGCACCCAATTATCATCTTTTCTAAAATCAAAAACTGTATTCATGTCCCAAACACCCGGTGCTTGTTTTGGAATTGTAACCGCTGGTTCATTTATAATTACAATACCTGGTCCACCTGTTCCTCCGGTTTGAGATGGAGTGTTATAACCACCTCCTCCGGCACCGCCACCGGTATTATCTGTTCCATTACCTGCATTATTTGCTCTAGAACCACCTTGTCCTCCACCACCTGATCCACCAGAAACTCCTGCTCCTGGAGATTCAGAGGCACCGCCACCACCACCAGCATAAGTTACACAAGATCCTGTAATTGTATTTGCTACACCAGCTCCGCCAGTTCCAGCAGTTGCACCTGGAGCATTATTACCAACAGCGCCAGCTCCACCGCCACCACCAGCACCATAACTTGGATGACCAGTACCACCATTATTACCTTGAGAAGGACTTACTGGAGGAGTGTTTCCTGCACCAGCTACCGAACATGGTCCACCAGCACCACCTCCACCAGAGCCACCAGTATTAGTTGGTTCTGTTGAAGTGCCATAAGTTCCACCGCCACCACCTGTTGATGTTATTGATGAAAAAACTGAATTAGTTCCTTGAAAACCATCTCCACCATTATTACCAGTTCCAGTTGAACCAGCACCACCTCCACCAACTGTAATTGTATAAGGAGTGCCTGATGTTACAGGAACTGCTGATGATCTTGTTGGACTAGGTGTAAAAGGTCC